GTAGGTTTTCGTCAGGTTCGGGATGACGATGGTGAGGGCGCCGACAAGCGGGCTCGCCGTCAGGATCAGGAAAGCCTTTCGGGCTTGGTCCGCGGCACCGTTGTTCGTCGTTAGCGTGACGGTCCCGGTGTCGGTCGCGATCGTCTCGGCGCCACCGATCATCTGCTCCAGAAGCTGGAGGTTTGAGTTGGCGATCGGACCCCAGATGTCGACCTTCTCAGTCGAGGCCATCAACTCGATGCGACCGATCGTTGAGTATGACGATGCCATTGATCACCCCCAGTAAAGAACTACGAAGCCATTGCCGCCGCGACCGCTGGCGCCGCCCGTCCCGCCGGCCAACGATGATCCGCCGCCACCGCCGCCACCACATCCCATGCCACCGTTGCCGCCGGCCCCTGCGACTGCCGCCGTGTTCCGGCCTCCGCCCCCGGAGCCGCCTTGAAACATCGTCAGGCAGTTGCCCATGAAGTTATCGACTCTAATCAATCGATTGACGCCGAACCCATCGTTGCCCGCTCCGCCAGTCGTCCCCACGCCTCCAGCTACCGTCGTTATCGGGCCGGCCCCCGTTTGCGCGCCACCGGCCCCAGTTCCGTTACCTCCCCCAGACCCGCCCGATAAAGGAATGCCAGCACCGCCCCAGGTGACGGCTGTTCCGGTTCCGTTGGCTGCCGCGGCGCCGGCCGATCCTGCAACGCCTGCCACGGAAGTCCAGGTGACGAGCCCAAGGAAGGGGCCGGCAGTTGCCGGCTGAATAGCCCCGGCGGCTCCTGCCGTGCTCGCCACCGCGCCGCCACCTCCAGCGTTAGCCAGAACCATGATGTTGGCGGCTGTCGTGTTGGGCTGAATGCAGATGTGTGTTGTGCCGCCGGCATTCCCAGCCACTGCCGCTGCCGAGCCGTTCGCGCCCTGCCCCACACGAATAAATAATCTGTCCGGAAAGAATAGGGCTGGGGCAATGAACCGCGTGATCGAAGATGCCCCGCCGCCGCCGCCGCCAGTTGTTCCGGCGTTAGACACGCCACCTCCACCGCTGCCGCCTCCGGCGACGAGTACGCCACCGATGAAATTGGCGTTTCTCGGCTTCGACCATGCTTTCCAGGAATCGGCCGTTCCCGAGTTGCCACCGGTCAGAAAAAGCTCAGCGTACTCAGGTCGAAGCCCGAACGCATCCAGCATCAATAATCTCCGCCCACGGCAACTGGATTGAAGCCGGTCGTTCCGCCGCCCGTTGACGTGCCAAAGGTCACGAACAGTTTGGTGGACGGAGGTAGGGCGAGATTGATCGGGATGTCATACTGAGGCGAAGCCAACGTGTTGGATGCGGTCCAGGCCGCAATTGTAATCTCTCCGATTAGGGCCGAGTTTGCCGCTGTGTTCGTCGTTCCGGCTGTGAACGCGCCGGTGTCAGAGCAGTAGAAGACGCGGGCAACAGTTGCCGCCGTCGTCCCGATAGGCTTGAACATCACCCTCCCGACGAAGGACCCGTCCGTCGCGTCGGCAGTGAAGATGCGATAGCTGTTGGCGCCAGTTCCGTCTGTCGCTGTATTCGCCGAAGAACCGATCACGGCGCCATTGAAATCGATACGCGGGACATTTGTGAAAATCGGATCGGTATTCGCGGCCATCAGTTATCTCCATGCCATTCTGTTGATGTGGGCAATGATGCGGCCCAGGCTCTGGCCGCCGCCACCGCCTGCCGCGTTGAGCGTGGCCCCTGTCATTGACAGATTCGTTCCGAGCGTGATGGCTGCGATGTCGCCGCTGGCGCCGCGGCCGAGTAGCTGGGAAGCGGTGAGGGCGACCTCGCCGTAATCGCCGGCCGTCGCAGCAGCGCGCGCGAGAACGACGTTGCCTGCACTGGCGTCTTGCAGCTTTGCGTAGGTGACGACACCGGCATCAATGGCCATCGCCGTTCCGCCGCCGGAGACAGTGATGTCGCCATAGTCGCCGTCGCTCAGTCCGCCACCGCCTGCGGCGTTGAGCGTGGTCCCTGTCATGGAGAGATTGGTGCCGAGCGTGATGGCTGCGATGTCGCCGCTCGCCCCACGCCCCAGCAATTGCGAAGCCGTCAGCGCGACCTCGCTGTAATCTCCGGAGGTCGCCGCGGCACGCGCCAGGACCACGTTTCCAGCACTCGCGTCCTGGAGCTTGGCGTAGGTGACGGCGCCGTCCGTCAGCCCGCCAGTGGCAACGGTCCCGAAGGCGAGCGCGGTCCCGGCCCCGTTGACGGTTAGGACCTGATCTGCGGTTCCCTGAATGGAGGCGACGTCTGCCGTCGCGTTGCCCGTGACGCCCAGGACGGAGCGAGCGGACCCCTGCGTCAGGTTGGCGAATGGGAGGTCTCCGGTGATGGCGTTGGCCGAGGCGAGATCGATAGCGCCGAAGCCAAGCGTGGTCCCCGAACGTCGGAGCGCTTGCCCGTCCGACGCGGCCGAGATGTCCGCGGGGGCGCCAGTCGAGTTCGCTGATCGGCCAATGACCGACAGGGCGCCACTGTTGCGCAGCATGGCGTCGGTGATGCCGGCCGTCGTGATCGAGAACTGGGTTCCCGTGAGCGTGACGCCCCCCGTCGCCGTGTAGGCGCCAGCCCCAGCGAACTGCGTCCAGGCCATGCTGGTTGAGCCGATGGTCCCGCCTGTGTCCGAGGTGCAGACCCAGCCCGTGTCTGCCTGCGTTGATCCCTGCTCGACGAAGACAAAGGAACCTGGGACCTCGGACCAGTTGTCCATGTCGGTCGCGCGCGCCCAGGCGCCGGCCGCGGTAACGAAGATGCCATTCTGAGAAGCTGTCGACTGGTTCTTGACGAGGATACGAGAGGCTGACGTCAAGATGCCATCGATCGTCTGCTCGCCGGACAGCGTGAGGTTCGCCGTCGAGGCGACTCTAACCGATGCCTTGACGTCCAGGCCGGCTGAAACGCTGTCAACGTAAGCCTTGGTCGCCGCGTCCTGAGCGCTCGTCGGGTCGGGGAGGCCGGTGATCGCCGCCGGGGAGGTGTAGGTGCCCCCCGTGATGGTCTTGCCGGTGAAGGTCATGGCTGCCGGTAGGCTTACAGTCGGGTTTCCGGCGACGCCGTCCCCGTTCGCAACCGAGACCTCGTTGGCCGCCCCGGTCAGCGTCCGGCCCACGAACGTGTCCGCCGCTGTTTGAGCAAGCAAGCCGTTGGTGCTGTAGGCGGCGAGCGCTGTGAGGGTGGCGTCAAGCGGTTGCGCGTAGGCTGAGATTGCAGCGCTGACGGCTGCCGGTGACAAAAAGTCGGTCCCCGCCTCCAGATCGAGAAGGGCGCGCATGGCTGCATAGTCTGCCGCGGTGACCAGAGACTGGGCATTGGCGCTTGGCGTCAGCCCGGCCCATGTGGTCAGGTCAGCGTCGGCCGGTTGCGCGCCCACATCGGCGGCCGTGTAGGCAAGCAGTGTTTTGACGTCTGGAACCGTCAGATCGGTTGGGGATGCTGCGCCGCCGGTCGCGTTACCCTTGAGCGTTGTCGCGGCCATCGTTGCGAGCTTGCCATTCGAGACGGCGCCCGAATCGATCGTCAGGACTGTTCCACTTCCAGACGCGATGATGTCGCCGTAGTCGCCGTCCGCGAGCGTCGCCCCAGAAACCAAAGGCATTCCGGTCGTCGCGGTCGTTGGCGGCGTCAGGAAGAAGACGCTGTCGGAGTTGCCGGGATCGTCGACATGGACCAGCGCCGAATAGCCCTGAGGGACCGTCAAGGCAGCGCCCGTCTGGGTCTTGATCTTGACGACGAAGCCGCCTGTCGTCTGGTTTCTGACGTGGTAGATGTGCGAGACGTTCGGGACCTGGACGACGAGGTCAGCGATCAGCGCGCCGTTGCACAGAAGGATGGCGTTTCGAGATGTGTCGGCGCCGCCCATCACCTCAGAGACGATGTAAGTTGCCGACCCGTTCGTGCTGATCTCCGTGATGCCGGCGATCATGTCCTCGATCAGCGTCAGGCTGCGATTGATGATCGCGCCCCAGAGGTCCCGTTGCTCGCCGGGCGCCGGCAGCTCGATGTGGCCGAGCGTGCTGTAGGTTGAGGGCATCAGTAGCCCCCGATTTTGACGAGCGGCGGCGCGCCGGGCGGGAAGACGAGATTGAACGGGCGCCCGCGTGGCGTCCGCGTGAATCCCCAGGTCAGCACGACGATCGCCTTGTCGCTCTTCGAGGAGTTGTAGAGCAGGGCGCCATCGGTATCGAAGTCGGCATCGGTCCAGGTGAGGGTCTCAATCCTCAACGCCAGATAGATGCCCTCCATCATCGGGTAGCCGGTCGAGCGCACGATGATTTTTCCGCCGGCCGTATATCCTGCCCCGCTGGTCTCACCGGACGCCGTGTAGGCGGTCGTCGTCTCGTCGAGCACCGCCGAACTCTGGTAGAGCGCGAGCTTCAGAACGTCGGTCTCGAGGTTGTGGACCCCGCGGCCGATCTCGTTGATGAAGGACAAGCAGGTGCGCTGGCGGATCGTCACCGGGTCACCTCGACAGGTTTCACCGCCTGCCTGACTTGCCCGTAATCGGTGATCGACTGGCCCTTAAGCTCCATGACCGCTTGGATGATCTGCTCATCGTAAGCGGACTTGAACATCTCGACCGAGGTGCCCGATTGCAGGAACCCCTCGCTGTGAACCAAGCACGCGAGCAGCAGGAGGTCGCCGGCATTGAGGGTGATCCAGTTCTCGTCGTCGGTCGAGTTGAGTTCGGCGATGCGCGAGAGGTAGCGGTGCTTGGTCGAGTAGGCGGTGTCGGGCTTGGGTGCGACCAGCAGGACGGAGTCAAGCTCGGCATAGTAGCGCGGCGCCGCCGTCTGCGGGATGTAGAGGCGCACCCACTCCTCGGAACGGCGCTCGAGCGGGGTGCCGTCCGACAGCACGATCGAGAGCGAGCGGATCATCGTCGAGGGCGAGGCGTACTCGGAGGTCGCGAAGGTGAGGCTCAGGTCCGCGCGCGTGACGAGGTTGTCGACGGCGAGATCGCGCTGCACCTGTCGCTGCGCTCGGTTGATGATGCCAGGCAGCTCGGCAGCGAACTCGTCGGAATTGTCGTCCGTCCAACGCACAAGATCGGCGACGAGATCATCGTAGGTGGGCTGATAGGTCACGAGCCATATGTCCCCTCGGAGAAGTCTCCCAGGCCGTAGCCGTCAACATCAGGATCGACTGTGACAGAGCCGATGAAGATGCCGATCTCACTCGGGACCGGAGCCTCATGGATCGTCGTGATGGAGCCGAAAACGACCGTGATTTCGGACATCCAGCGCTCGGGGATGATCCCCTTCTCGAGCCCGCGGTCCGGCGAAATCTCCTTCATGTACTTCTGCGGATGCGGGTCGTCAGCCCAGGCGCGGTCGACCAGGAAGCCCGGCCGGTCCGGGTCCATGACCATGCTGCGGCGCCTGATCTTGTGGCCGCCGCGGGCGCAGAAGCCCATGACCTTCGTCGTCTTGAGCGTCATGGGCCGAGCCTCCGCATGCGCGAGTTGCGCATGTTGCCGGAGAGCACGGTCGGACCACGGTTGCGATCGAGGCGCTTGGCCAATTGCAGGGAAGTTGCCGCGCGCTGTTCAAGCCGCTGCATGCGCTTCTCGTCGATCTCGGATTGCTTCATGTAGATCAGCGGCGCGAGCCCGGCGATGATCGCCTCGCTCCAGGCTTCTCGCACGGGGAGGAGATCGGTCGCCTTGGTCTTGTCTTCCGTCGAGCGAACGCGGTAGCCGTAGACCGAGTAGCCGGTCGTCTCGGGAACCGGGTAGAGAACCAGCGTCGGTCCCGTCCTGGTTCCTGGGTCCGTCGTCGCTGTCTCCCCATAGGCGCCGGGAGAGAAGACGCCGTTCCCATCCATGATGGAGCCGACATCGGACGCCCACTCGTGGCTGATCCAGTATTCGGCCGGTGCGTTAAGAGTCTCCTTCGATGAGATCGCAAGCCAGCGCTCTTTCGAGATGCGTGTCAACGGCCGATCGACATCGTCGACACGAAGCACGAGATCGGTGATATCGATCGTGTCAGACGGAAGCGCGATGGCGCCTTCGTTCGTCGTCAGGTCCGCCGTCCAATAGCTGATTTGATGCTCGGCGACGCCTTCGGACTTCAATAGCATGAAGAGCTGGGCGAGTGTCCTGCGGGCCGTGGCGAAATGGCTGGCCGTGAGAGATGCAGGATCAATCCCGCATCTCTCGTAGGCATCAGCGAATGCTTCACCCAGGTCCGGCAGATACATCAGGCGCGCCCCACCGGCAGCTTGCAGATGATGTTGACGTAGGCCGTCCCCGACGTCCACGAGGCCGGCGTGATGAGCACCTCCTCATCGGAAGTCGAGTGCAGCTTGGGAACCGCCAGCCAACCCTGGAGATAGGCGTCCAGGGGCGTCAGGGCGGCGAGGTAGGTCGCGAGCGACCCGAGCTTGCCGATCGAGCAGGTGGCGCCCGCATTGACCGTTCCGGGCTCGATGCAGTGGCCGAGAATGACGGTGTTGGCCGGAACGTGCAGCTCGACCGTCGAGGCCGAGGAAACGGCCATCCGATACCAGACGGGCTGTGTCGAGTTCGGGATGCCGGTGTCGCCACCGCCAGCCATCCAGCCGGCAGGGAAGCGCGTCTGAAGCATCTTGAGAAATTGATAGGGAATAGCGGTCACGAGACCTCTCCTCTTCCAGATGGGAAGAAGGGGGCTTTAAGCCCCCTCCGGTATCAGGTTACGGCGTGACGCCAGGAGAGGCGTACATGCCGCGAGGATCGGTCCAGCCGAACGAGTAGCGCTCGCGCCCCTTGTAGCGCAGGTTGCCGGTCTCGAAGTCGCCCTCCATGCCCGTCTCCAGAGCCTTGCGCTTGAAGGCCCGCAGACCGTAGTCGACATCGGTCTTGATGTACCAAGCATAAGGATCGGTCAGGTAGTGGTTGAGCGACGGCGTCTGGAACTCGGACATATCCCGCAGAGCGTTCGTGTCGTTGTTCGACGTGCCGACGCGACCGGTCGAGTTCAGGATGCGATGCGCGACGAACTTCTGATAGCGAGAGACGATCAGCTTCTTGCTGCGCGCCATGATCGGGAGGCCCCGATCGTCCACGAAGCCCGCGATCATGATGGTCGCGTCTTCGAGGGAAGCCTCCGACAAGTCGGCGGCCGTCGTCGGACGGTTGCTGAACGAGCCGCCTCCCGCGAGAGGATGGTCGGTGACGCAAAGCGCCTTCGCATCGCCGCCGGTGTAGGACGAGGAGAAGGCGTTGTTGAGGACGGAAGCGGCGCGGACTTCCTTCGTGAACTGGAAGGACCGGGCCATCGCCTTGGTGAAGCGCTTGCCGATATCGCCATAGAGATTGTCCTCGCGGGCCTCTTGCGTGATCCGGAAACCGAGAGCGATCGTGGTGTGGTCGTACCGCGCCACCCAGCCCTCGCCACCCTCGTCATAGGTGATCGCCGCGCCCTCGGCCTTCTCGACCGCGCCGCCGAGGCCGACGTACAGGACGTCCTCCTCGAAAGCCTTGTTGGAGGTCTCCTGATCGAAGATATCCCTCCACTCCTCAGGGTACTTGTCGTACTCCATTCCGAAGATCGCGTTGAGCCCGTCCTGGAGCGATTTACGGAACTGATTCCGTGACATCGTGGCCATGTTAGATCAAACCTCCGTACCGCGAATGGTCTCTTGCAGGACCAGGGAAACCTCGACGACCGCATACTGGCCGGCATCGGAAATCTGATAGCCGGTCGTGTTGTTGCCCGCGTCGACGACGCGCTGCGGCTCCCTGATGATGCGCTCAACACGGAACTGCGTTTTGGAGCCGGGCGAGCCGACCGAGAAGCGCGAGCGACCGCTAAGGCTGTCACCGGCCGTTGCCACGAGATCGACCTTGCGACCGATATCCGTGTCGGCAATGGTCCCAGACGTCTGCACCCGGTAGCGCATGAGCGGATCGGTATCGACGAGCGCCCAAGCCCGCGTCCCTGACTTCAGGGTGGTGCCTGTGACCCACTTGTTGGAGAAGCGGATGTCACCGTTGCTGTCGACGTAGCGGACGCCCTTGAAGACGCCGAGATAGCCGTCCGTCGCCGCCGCGACCGTGATGCCGAGCGTGGCATCCGTCTTGACGATGTCGCCCTCGAAGATGTTGACGGCGAGCCCGGTCGCGATCTCCTTCTCCTCATACCGCCCAGGGATGATCCCACTGCCGGCTCTCGCTGAGACGAAGCCGAAGGGGGCGTTGGTGTTGGCCATTTACGCACGCTCCTTGTGAAGGTTCACATCGAACGTGGAACACGCCCCCTTCCGCGCGTCGTCTCGACCTTCTCAGCCCGTTCGACGCCGGTGGGGTGCTCCACGCCTCGAGACGCCTTGAGATGGTCCGTTTGGACCGCACGCATCATTTGCTGATTCTGCTCCGCGACCCATTTCGCGTGCCTCTGCAAAAGCTGCGCAGGCATCTCACACAACACCAGACCGTCGACCATGATCATGTCAGGGCCAGACGAATTGTGAGCGACTTGATAGTGACGCTCGTAGTCGGGAACCGTATCGACCGGACGCGGCTTCCAGCCATGCTGAAGGCGGGATGCCCAGTTCGGCTTGTCGATCCCCTGGCGATCTTCGTAGCGCACCCAACGCTGGACCATTCCCGGTCGAGGCTTGGGGGCGATCAGGTTCGTTTGGTTGATGGCCGTCCCGACCCAGTCGACATGCACCGGCTCATCGAGAACGGCGCTGTCGGCGTCGTGCGACGAATGGAGCGAATGCTGCGACGTGGCGTTGATGGAGCCGTAGTCCATGCGGGCATCATCTTCGACGGTGTCGGTTAGGACGTCATCAGCAGAAGGCCCGGTGTCCTCGAAGACTTGCTCTTCGATCTCCTCGTAAGGAGCAAAGGACTCGGCGATTTCGTTTTTCTGCACTGGTTTGGTTACCATGTCAATCACCTATCCCCTTTGCGTATACGTTCGGTGCGAGATTTTTTCAGCGCTTGGGCTTGCGTCTTGTCGTTGACGTCGAGCCCGAGCTTCTTGAAGAGCGTCAGGTCCGACTGCGTGAAGCGCGCTTCGTTGTTGCCGCCGGTGCGTGGCTGCGCCCCGACTGTGCTGCCGCCAGTGACGGGCGACTGCCGGCGCTGCACCGGCCGCGGCGCCGGGCCGCGCGCGGCGCGTCCATCGAGGTCCTTGATGGGAAGGTTCGGGAAGGCTTGCCGCATCCGCTGAGTGACCGCGTCGTAGTAGCCCCGCGAGTTCGGGTCCATGCGCTGCGCCAGCTCTCGCGAGACCTCGACGAGGAAGGCTTGTTCCGGCCTGTGGTCGTTGCCCGTGGTCCACTCGTTGTTTTGGACCCAGCGTTGAGCCATGGCCGGCGGCGGCCGCACGGAGGGCCTTACCTCTGGAGGTCGCTGCGCGGCGTACTGGAGAGCCGCGTTCTTGGTCGCCGTCGCCTGCCCAAGCTGATGCTCGAGCGCCCGGATGGCGTTCTGGGCATGCACCTCGGCCGCGTGATCGGCGTCCTCACGCGCCCGGATGAGCGCCTGATTGGCGTTCTGGATGCGCTCCTGGATCGACTGCTCGAGGATGCCGGCGGCCGTCGCCTGCGTGTCGAACTTCTTCTTGCGCTCCTGGTGGATGGCGAGCGCCGCTTCCTGACGGATGCGATCGGTCTCGTCGGCGAGGCGGGCCTCGTAGTCGGCCATCCGAGAAGATTCTTCGTCATCGACGACCTGCTCTTGTGGCTGCTCGCCGGCGAGCTCGTCAGCCTCTTGCTCGTCCTCAACGATTTCGAGAATGTCATCGTCCGGGATACTGAGATCATCCGGGACCGTCATGTCGGCGCCGTCAGCGTCTTCGCGGCCTGGAACGCTCATTCCCCGCCCCCAATCAGCCAGATGCGTGACACGGAGATGCGATGCGTGTTCCGGTCCATCTCCTCGACGTAGTAGACGTCCTGATCCCGCACGAGACGCTCAAACATGACGTGACTGTCCTTGACCGCCGAGCGGTGCAGGAAGACGTCACGCTGACCGAACTCGGATGGCATGACGAAGCCGTAGTTCAGGTCCGTGTCGAACCATTTGATCTTGCCTCTCTTGGCGGTTTCCGGGATCGGCTCTCGTGCGACTTTCAGCATGGGTGCCCCCTCAGGCATAGAATTTGTAATCGTCGAGCGTGTCCGGGGCCGGGTTGCGGGCCAGGAATTGGTCGTCGTTCAGAACGATGATGTTGACGCCCTTGTAGAAGAACCGGGTTGGCGTCTTGGCCGAGTAGATGATGAGGTCGCCGACCTTGGGCTTCATCTCATCCGTCATGCCCATGGCGGTGTAGCGCTGGTGCCTGAAACACAGGGGGCCGAGCGCGACGACACGGCCGATGGCGTGCAGCCACATCTGGGCGTCGACCGACTGAGAAGCGAAGATGATGCCGCCCTTCGAGATTTTCTTGATCTGGACCGGCATGACGAACATCCGCCAGCCCCAGGGCTCCGGGAGCTTCTCGGGGATCGGCGTGTCGAGCGGGGTGAAATGATAGTCGTCGAGCTTGGTCGGCTCCAGGTCGAGACTGGAGAACTTCTCCATCTCATCCATGGATGCGCTCCACGTTCTCGGGGAGGTCGTCATCCTGGGCGGCGATCTGCTTGTTGATCGCCTTGAGGTCGTCGAGAATCTGGGTGTAGCCGGCGAGCTTGCCGCACGTTGATTGGTATCGATCGTGATCCAACTTGCCAGAGGCAAGCCGGTCCATCTCATGTCGGCCGCGGGCCTCGATCTTCTCCTTGAGAAGCTCGTAGAATTGGTCTCTCACTGGTCACCTCATCAACTGGGTGACCTCGTCCCCTCTGGCGCCCAATCGCTTGCGGATCGGTTCGCCACCATGGTATATTCCTGTGGGGAATATGCCCCGCACGTATAGAGGAGTCTTTACAGATGGTTACGATTGACGTCAACGCGAACAATTCAGAACGCCGTCGAGAGCGTCATCGGGCGGATGCGATTCGCGCGGTGAAGGCGTTCTACATCAGCGTCATGTTCGTCCTCGGTCATGTCGCTGCCTACGTCGCCATTCGCAACATCATCCAGGCGATCTGGTGATGCCAAGGCCCTACCAGCAGAGTTGCCGGCGCTGTCGCTTCCTTAAGGTGCCCCTCGATCAAAGCGGGCGGCGGCGCGTCCAGGGAGACATGAGCTACGAGTGCTCAGTCGCCTATCCGAAGATCGCGAGTTGCTTCACGACCTACGCCCCGCTGATCAAGCGGAGGATGTATCCGTATGATGGGGCCGAGTGCTCGATGTTCGAGAGGCTAGCTTGACGTCCTCTATACACGTCAATACGTGTATGCTAGCGTAAGGCATGAGCGATCACGCCAGCATATCCAAGAATTTCCGTCTCGACGCTAGCTTGCTCGAACGCTTGAAGAAGTGGCGTGAGGAGCAGGAGTTTCCGCCGTCCGAGACGGCTGTGGTCGAGGCTGCCCTGAAGGCGTTCCTAGACCTTCGGGAGAAGCGGAAGAAGTAGTCTTCCCTATTGGTTCCACCCAAAGCATCGCCTCGGTGACGCCGCACTTCGAGCAATGCCGCTTCGCTCCTGCACTCACGCGCGACCATGCGTTGTCGCCAATCGTCCATGCATGTTTGCAGGCAATGTATGCGAGCACAGCCTTATAGGCGTCGCTGATTTTGCGGTGAGCCCTGCGCTTGAGTGGGGGGGGGCGTTCTCTGCCAGCGCATCGTCGCATCTACTCCTGCTGAAGCCCAAGGCGAGCGGGGGATGGCCCCGGCAACGTCCAGCGATGGAGTCGAACCAAGCACACCGCCATCCCGCTCTTCCGTTGAGCTATCCAATGACGTGCCGACTTTCCCGCTCGCCTTAGGCTCCTTGGTTAGACTTGCTTCGTGTGCTCGATGAGCATCTTCATCACCGTCTCGTCTGACACGATCCGCTCTGGCGATAATCGCTCGCCGCACTCCACGCACAGCGTCTCGGTATGTACAGCATCGTCTGCGAACCAAGTCCGCGATGCTGTTGTTTGGTGAGGGCAGCGACGTGGCCGCCACCAGTCCGCCCAGTTCACGAACATGACTGCCTCCTTTAGCTCAACACCCATCCCAGCCCGAACGCGACGGCCGCGACAATCACCGCGACAACGGCAACGGCGATGATGATCTCGCGCCCTACAAGATCGGCAAATCCCTGCGATCTGAAGTCCATGACGTAGCCTCCTTCATCGGTCTCGAATTTTGTAAGCCGCCATCGACGCCTTCGCTAGGAACTGAGATTGCTCACCGGCAGAAAGGGCCGCGTTGTGAAGTGCGGTCTCAGCGCAGAGCAGCGCCGCTTCCAGATCCCTGATACGCTCGGCCACGCAGTCGGGGTGATTGAGTTGGCCCGGAGAATGCGGGTCTCCGCACAAGCTGCAAATGCTCACCGGCATGCCCTCTTTGGTTAGTCGCTGATCCCGAGGTACGCCCTCGCCGCCTTCATGAGTCTCGCCGTCGAGGCCGCGTCTGGAATGCGGACCCACTCGGCGAGCGCGGCATCAAGCTCATCTTGCTCCCGTTGAAGCCGTTCCCTTCGCGCTTCAATGCGCCCCATCTCAAAGCCTCCTTTGGCTACTCGTCGCCCGCGAGCACGTCGTCGCCGCCGTTGATGGCGTCGTCGAGCGCGTTCGCCGCTTCCATGATCTGATCGCGCACGGCAGTCGAGTGCACCAGCGCCAGGCCGATACCTGCGTTAAGCGCCGACTGCACCTTCTGCATCACCTCGTCACTGATCGTGTGGTAATCCATCGCCATAGCCTCCTACGTTTCCCGCTTCGGCCCTTCGGCGCGAAGCTCCTGCATGCGTTCCTTCGTGATGTGCAGCCGCACTGTTGCCGGTGCGAAGTCGAGCGCCTTGGCCACCTGCCGCACGCTCATGCCGCTGCGGATCATGTCCTCAGCCTTGGCGATGACATCCTCCGTGAACTTGACGGGCTGGCCAAACTTCACGCCGTTCGCCAGCGCATGCTTCACGCCCGCCCGCGTCCGATCGACGATCAGGTCGCGCTCAAGCTGCGCTGCGGCGCCGATGATGGCGATGAACATGCGGCCGTATGGAGTGGATGGATCGAGCGACGCGCCGTCGCGCAGCGAGCGGAAATTGACGCCACGCTCGCGCAGGTTCTCGAGCAGTTGCAGGAGGTCCGTAAGCGACCGGCTGACGCGATCGAGTTTCCAGACGACGAAGGTCATGCCCTCGCGCAGCCCCTTGACGGCGAGGTCGCGCTTTGGCCGCCGTGCGGCAGCGCCAGACACTTTCTCGGAGAAGATGCGATCGGGATGCACGCCCGCCCGGATGAGATCAGCGATCTGCATGTCGAGACTCTGATCCTCGGTGCTCACCCTGGCATAGCCGACGAGTGAGAGGTCGTAGACCTGGCTGTCGTCCTTGGGCTTCGTCACATGCTCACGATTTCTGAAATGGCAATGCTTGTTCGTGGTGAATTATTAGTGAACTTATCTTGACTCGTCAAGCGCAATCGCCTATATGTGGATTGTCGAGACAAGGAGGTCGCAATGTTCAACGTGTCCGCGATGAAGAAGCAGACGACCGCCGAGGCATACTGGCTCGGCGGCGAGGCGCTCCCGGAAGACCTTGACGACGCGTGGGTTCTCCGGCCGGGTGGCGAGCTGCTTTCGGAAGTGTGGGACGTCGGCACCAAGAAGATCGATGGCAAGATCGCTCTGTACGGCAGCTGGCCCGGGGCTCTCTTGGTCGATCCCGCTACGCCGATCTATTACACCTGACGCGAGGGGCTTCGGCCCCTCTTTCCGTTTGTGAGAAGGATACCCCCCCATGGCTGACAGCGCTAAAAAGAAGATCAAGCGGCTCGACCCCAACGGCGCTACATACCGGGATGCCGTGGTCGAGCTGGCGCTGTCGTTCTGCCCGGAGATCTATCCGTGCAAAAAATGCACGCATCCCGTTGTGAGCGGCTACTGCTGCCAGACGTGCGGCGACACACTGCCGAGCAAGACCTGGGTCGAAGCCCGCGAATACAATAAGATGTGGAAAGATTAATCCAGAACAGCTGCAAAAGCGAGCGGCTCGGCCTAGATCAAGGACCCCCGGCCATGTGGCTATTGGAAGAAGTGAAAATTCCGCTTTGGCTTGCTGCCATCGGCATCGCCGCGCTCATCGATGTGGGAGTGCGGGCGGCCAACTTTATCCTCTCGCTCTAGCAGGAAAGCGAACCCCCCCCCCATGAGCGACGGCCTGACTGCAATCGAGAGGATCAGGGATGCGGCGACCCACGCCATGCGCCTGAGGTCGGCGAAGGCGCCGGTGCGGGTCGAGCTTCTCGTCTTGCCGGTCGGCATTGAGGTTTGTGTCGGCTCGTATGGGCGCCAGATCAAGCGTCTGCTTGGGTGGCAGACGATTGAGCAGGCCCGCTTCAACGTCCTCTCCGAGACCATCGACGAGATGGTCAAAAATCGTGACAACGCAAACGCACAGTGAAGGCCCCATGAGCACCCGCCTCCATATGACGTGCGACGGCTGCGACGCGACCCACGACGTTGGACGCATCCACAAGACCTTCGACAGTTTCAACGGCAAGGGCCATGGCTTCGGCGTTGTTCGGCAGCCGGACATCGATGCTCTGGTCGAGCCGACCGGCTGGGTGTGGAGCGACCCGTTCACCTATTGCACGTACTGCCCCAAATGCTGGGCGGAGATCGTCAACAAGACCGACGCGGCTTAGAGAACAGGAACCCCCACTATGAAAGTCACAGCGACACGCTCTGAATTCATCGTGGTCGCGACTGACGCAGACGGCAAGATCGAGGACTTTGCGTTGTGTGACGATCTGCCCTCGGCACGCGCCAACTCTAACACCTTCGCCAAGGTCGCACCTTCGAGCGCACGAATATCGATCTATGAAGGCCGCGAGATCGAGAGGCGGGGGGGGCGAGTCGTATTTTCTGTCTGACGACTGAGCAATAGAGAGCGAGATACCCCCCATGACCGTCGAGCAATATGACCGGATGACTCCGAAGGTCGTTGCGGTCTGCATGGCTTACGACGCCTTTCGGCTTTGCCTCGGCGGACAGCCTAAGACCTTCACCCGCGAGCAGGTTCTGCACTGGCTGGATCTTGTCGGCGAATAAAACAGGAAACCCCCGATGTCGTCTCTATGGTGGCTAGAGCCCGGATGGAAGCAGACGACGTGCGCCCAGTGCGGCGGCACGATCTGGCCGCAGGGCGACCCTGACTGGGGCGTCTGCTACGGCTGCAAGATGGATGATCATCAGCACCGGATGGCCGAAGCCGAATACTACGAGCAGATGGAACAAGCTCGGTGGAAAGAGCAATAGAACAGGAACCCCCCCCATGAATGTCCTGAGCTTCGGGAAGAAATCTTGGGGGCCGTGCAGCGACTGCTGGGAGACTGGCGAGTGCTCGATGAACTGCGGCCCGTGCGTGCCGCCGGAGGCAAAGGATGAACCTGATTTACTTGTCGCAGACCGGCCCCATGCTTCGCGTGGACAGCGAGCACGTCCTGCACATCGACGACCTCAACCCCGAGACTAAGATCACCTGGAAGATGAGCCGATGGGAATTGGCTCGGATAGGATGGGGCCTGATCATGTCGGCAATCTTCCGCCCCGATCCGAAATAGACAGGAACCCCCGGTATGGCGCGGCGCATGCGAGAAGGCTCGACGACTGACGATTACCGCTCTGCCCTTTCCGGAGAAGGCGGGTTCGGTTCACTCTGCTACGATTGGTTAGACAAGCCGCATCGCCTTGTCTACGACCTGTGCGGCGAAGTTGATCGCCTGAATGCAGAAAATGAACGGCTTCGAATCGCACTCGACGAGCGTCGCCGACGAGACAAAGATCGACGAACAAAAGGCGCGGTCGCGCCGATAGAGCAGGATAGGCCACTATTCCGACGACAGCCCCAGCTCTCTCATGAGTTGAGCCCGGACGGTCGAGCGCCACTCGGCCTTGGCCTCCGGCGTCATCCCCTTGGGCAGCCTGTCTCCCATCTCGGCTACCTGAGCATCGAGATCGATCATCCGCTGCTGCGGATCGGAGAGCCCGGCCTTGCGCCACTTGCCTTGAAGATAGGCCGCCCCTTTCCCCACCATGTCGCCGATGTTGTCGCCGACCGTCGAGCGCACGGAGGATCGGCGATCCCTCAGCTCCTTGCGCTTCTGAGCAACCTTGCGCTGGACGATCTTGCGCATCTCGGGCGTGTCCGGAAGCCCGGCCTCCTCGAGCACGCCGGTATAGCCCTTGCCTCCCAAGCGATACTCGCCCTTCTTCAGAGAAGCGTCCGACGCCGCCCGGTCCAGGATGCCGTCCAAAGTAGCGGACATTTCCGGGTCCAGCGCTAGACCACCTGCGAGGCTCATAGGCGGCTCTCCGCCTCCGCCCGCACCTTCAGAGCCGCCGGATCCGCCCTTGCCGCCCTTGCCCGGTTTCCGTGGCCCGCTGAGGTCTCTGAGATCGATGGTCTGATCTCCGCCCTTGATCGTCGTCGATCTGGGGCCACCCTTGACGTAGGGCGTCTTGTTGCCGGCCGAGTCGAGGAGGCGGGCGGCCTCGTCCTTCTTGGAGGTCAGGCGGTCGAGGCCAACGCCGGTCGCGGAACCGGCAACACTCGACGCGAGGTCTCCCAGATCATAGCCGTCCTGGTCCATGGCTGCGTCCGCCCCGACGCCGGTCGCGACACCCCCCGCGTATTGCCCCATCTTCTCGGTGGCGAGATTGTTGCGGATGTCGTCGAGGTGGCCCTGGACGAAGTCGTTGTTGCCGATGCCCATGCCCTGCATCTCACCAAGCGAGAGACGGTCGGCCTGCCGGAAATAGTCCTCAGCCTTGCCGCGCTCACGCTGGCGGTCGGCCATGCGGGAGTTGATATCGATGACCTCGTCATCAGCGCTCTCGGAGATCGCGTTGCGGCGACGCGCGTAGAGATCGGCATCCCGGTTCTCGCCGTGCATTGCTCGATTGAGAGCCGAGTCCTGCCCCGTGAGGGCCTGCTGGTCGATCAGGGATTGGTTCGTCGCCTTGCGCCCAGCACGCGTTGAATCGAGAGCGCTCATGGCGTCGTTGCGTGGTCCGACCGTGTCGTTGTAGCCCCGGATCAGTCGGTTGAGATCGTCGTCTCCGCCCTTCACGAGATCGGCCAAAGACGTCACCTCGGAGCCAACCCGGTCCGTGATCTCGCCGGCCGAGCGCATGCGGCTGGGCTGCATTGCTCGGCGCATGGCCATGCTGCCGACCTTGCCGCCGGCCATGCCGATACCGTAGCCCAGCGGATCGAAGGCGAAGCCGGCGCCCATGCCGAGCCCCTGACCGATGGCGGACTCGTCGGGGAACTCGGATTGCCCCTGCTCGGCACGATCGGCGATCGGCGGCACCAAGCCCAGCGTCGGCTCGTTGAGGAAATTGGCGATACCGGCATCATAACCACGGGTCTTGCGGTTGTGGACGATCGAGGTCGCCGCCGTCATCTCATCAGGATTGCTCGGGTCCGGTTGCGCCCAGTCCGGCCATTCCTCCATCGGCCTGTCCATCTCAGCGAGCGTGGTCCAGAGCTCAGTCTTCTTCGGGTCGACGCGCCAGGGCGGGGTGCCCTCCTGTTGAGGAACAGGAGACGAGCTCTGGCGCGCGGCCTGAGCCTCCTCCATTTCACGCTTCTGCCTCATGGCGCGAAGGGTGTTGAGCAGTGGCGAATCGTTGCCCTCGTAGGCAGGATCGCCGCGATGATCGTAGAATGGAACGTCGGCCATCAGCGTCGATCCTCTTCATCGCCCACCATGCCGGCAAACGGCGAACCGACGTGCCCGTGAATGGTCTTGTTACCTTTGACGATATTGAGATTGGGCCTTTTGCTTTTCTTCAAGGCGCGACGCGCCGACTCCTCGAAATCCTCAATCATGCGTCTCGTCTCAGCTTCGTAGGTGGCAATGTCGTCAATATCGGCGTTCGGGTCGGTCATCGGACGCGGGTTCTTCTTCTTGGCGTCCGGGAGCGTATTGTCGTTGTGGTTCGACGGATGCGTCGCTTTCGCCTTGTTGATCTTCTCAAGCGCATCCCAGGCATCGCCGCCATTTGCGAGGTCGTCGGCAATGCCGCCCCACTTGTCGGTGTCGGTGCGGAGCTGATCCATCCATTCTTCCGCCCTAAGCCCAATATCATCGTCACCAAGCAGTTTTTTGATCTGCTTCCGGCTGAAGTCACTGCTGAGATGCGAGGGATTTTTGGGATTGCCGTTCTCATCCAGCCATTCGCGCATGCTCTTGTCCATCATGGCACGCACAATGCCCCGGCCTTCCTCCTCCATGGCCGGAGTGAAGCCGGTGGCCTTGGCCACCCCACCCTTCGCCATGGCGCCCGGAATCATCGTCGAGGAGACGGATAGTGCGTCATCGAAGACCTGATCTTGCGTCACGCCCTCGCCATATCCCAAAGCCGATTCCCATTGCCGGTTCCAGGCATCCCATGGCTGCTTGATCATGCCGGGCCACGCCAATCGCGCTTCGCCCTCCCTAGTCTCGACCGGGAAAAATTGTGAGCGATACCAGTCCTCCTGCTGAAGCGGTGTAGCGTTCATCGTGGCTTCCATCGTCGCGTATGGAAGGCGCTGGTCTCCCGACAGCATCGGAAGCTCTTCCTTGTGATACTCCATCGAATCGCGGATCGGATTGACGTCGGCCTTTGGTTCATCCATCAGCCCCATGTCTCGGAGGTTCCGACGCATCGGCGTGACGGCCAGCCGCTTATAGACCGACTGAAGCATCTCCGGTGTGAACGGCAATGGATTGAGGAAGCTCCCGTTGTCGGCCATCACGTCCTCCTAGAAGCCGCGCTTGCCGCCGCCGCTGAAACCGCCGGTCGCCCCGCCGCTGAAGCCGGACGGACCGCCCTGAGGCCCGGAGTTCGACGGACCTGCGGACGGACCAGAGCGCGCGGGGCCTGACATGGCCGGCCCCCGGCTCCCAGCGTTGGCGGAAGCTGAGACGCTCGGACCTGAGCGCGCCGGTCCAGAGATCGCCGGGCCGCTTCGGCTGGTGCTGGCTCCGCTCGCCGGGCCAGAGCGGGAAGGACCGGAGATGGCCGGACCACTTCTGCCCATCCCCATGGGGCCAGAGCGACCTCCCGGCCCACCAGCGCCCATTGGACCGCCGGCGCCCATCCGCCCACCCAGGCTCACCCCGGCGCCCATGGCCGCCCCAATCGGCCCATATCCTTCGCGATTGCCGAAGCCCATCAGCCCGACAGCCATCGGAGCCGCTCTGCTCCATTCGCTACCGAGAGCGGCCGAAAGCGGTGAGGAGGCGTTTTCACTGGCCGGTGACAGGCCGGCGTATCCGATGGGCTGCCCGCGACGCTGCGAGACCATCCCTTCGCGGCTCTTGTCGAAGGCGCCCATGGCCTGAACCCCAGGCATCGGGGCCGCCCCCGGCATGCCATTGGCGCTCGAGCCCATGGCATTCATCTCGGGGCCGATCATGCCGTACCATCCGGCGCCGTACTTCGACGTGAAGTCGGGGCCGAGCGACTTGCTCTTGTATCCGATGGCCCGGCTGATCGGGTTGCCAGTCCTGATGCTGTGATCGGGACCGTAGGCGCCCCCACCCATGAGCCCGCCGGGCCGACCTGATTCACGTCCTGCCATCTCT